GCCGATCCGGGCCGGATCCAGCGGCTTCGATGCGTCCAGGTCGCGCGTGCCGATATAGATTGCAGCGCCGCCGAACAGCCGCGCGCGCTTGAGGTTTTGCATCGTCTTGCCCTGCAAGCCCAGACGCTTTTCCTCAGCTTCAATTGCCGTGATCTGTTCCGCGTCGGCCTGCCATTCGCGCCATTCACGGGTCGCATCCTCGGCGGGCAGGTCCACCACGTTGCGGGCAATGGCGCTGGTGCGATACATGGCGACAAGCTGATCGTCGGCAATCGTGGTGTTGTAATAATAGCTGTGCGATGCCTTGTCCCGGTCTGTGCCGAGATTGGCGACGATGTTGCGCAGGCCGTCCATGATATTCATATTGTTCCAGCCCATGAATTGATTGAACCCTGTAAAATACTGGCCACCGCGTCGATCATCGGATCAAGCGTATCATCATGCGCGCCGTTTGGAAAGGCCTCAGCTTCTCCCATCATGTCCGACAGATGCGGCACGCCCCGTAACAGTGTCACGTTACCGCTTTCGATGAGCGGCGCGGCGTCATATGCCCTCGTTATTTTGTCGATGTTGCGCTTGATCGGCAAGACCGGGACGCCCTCACGCTTCAACTGCTGAATCAAACCCGTGCCGCTCACCTTATCCTCGACATTGAATGACCGCAGCGCCCCTTGACCGTCAATCGCGTTATGCTTTGCCCAGAATTGGCGGGCACGTTCCAGCAATTCGGGCGCTTCCCATTTACCGCGCACCATGTCCAGCAAAACAGCCTGCCCTGTGCGCGACCGGCCCCAGCATTGAAACACTGAATAATCGTTCGTCTCTTTGGTTTTCTGCGCCGTGTCGGCATAGATCGACCGCCACTCGATAGGCGGGGCGGTGTCCATATACTGCCACCAGTCGGAGCGGAATATGCCGCCCCCGGCGGGGCTGGGTAGCTGCTGCATCTGACCGGCCCACGCGTAAGACCCCATCGCCTTTTTGTCGCGCTCAATGACTGCTGGCGGAAACCTGACAGGATCCAGCAATTCGCCGGTGGTCTGGCGCGGGTCCGTCCAGCCAATCGATGTTGTAAATCGCCGCGCCGGATCAAATTCCATCGGGATGCGTAGGTGTTCATATCCCAGATCACTGGCGATAATGTGCCCGCTTGGGTCTTTCTCGTGAAGCCGCTGCATGACCACGATGATTGCAGATTTTGCCGGATCGCTCAAGCGGGTGGGCACGGTTTCGGACAGCACGCGGATTGCCGTTTCACGGTGCGTTGGGCTGTTTGCCTTTTCCGGCGATAAAGGATCGTCCCACGCCACCGTGCCGCCTCTGCGGCCAGTCATTGACGCCACGGCGCAGGCTTGACGGAATCCACGATGCTCGTTTTCAAAATACAGCTTTTCGTTCTGGTCGCCCATCATCGCAATCGGCCAGCGCCTTTGATACCAGGGGGAATTGACCAGTTCGCGCATCATCCGGTTGTCGCGCACCGCCAGGCCCTGATCATGGGCCGCGCCGATGTATCGGTGTTCAGGCTTTCCTGCTGGACCCCAAAGCCACGCCGGATACATTACGCCGATCAGGGTCGACTTGGACGTGCCGGGCGGGACGTTAACCAGCAGCCGGGTGATCTGCCCGGCGTTGACCGCCTCCAGGTGCTCGCAGATCGCGTCTATGTGCCACCCGTGCTGATACGTGTCAGGGATGATATGACGCCACGCACGCTCGACGAAATAAGCAAGGGATCGACTGCACGCGAGATTATCAGCCGCCAGTGCGTCGTCAATCGTCGGCAGCATCGGAAAGCCTGCCAAGTTCCGCCAGTGCTTCAGGTGACAAGCGAGACAGGTCCAGCGCGGGCTTTGGCGACATGCTTTTATCGCTGGACGACAAGTCTTTTTTGTCGGAAAGGCCAAGATCACGGGCAATTATATTCGGGTTTAGCATGTCAGCAGAAGCACCTTCAAACTTCTGACGGTAGATCACATTTTCTGCCCATGCCATGACTTCAGATAAATCGGAACGCGTTTTGCGCCACTCTGTCCACGTCTCAAACGTCACATCCAGGAACATGCAAAGCGCCCCAATGGTCATAGCCCTCATCTTTTCAACACGGGCAATGGTGACGGAACCCTGAAACGCGAACGGTCGAGCCTCATAAAGCGGGTTGTCAGCGTTCCATTCAAAGTATTCTGCGCAAGCGTCCCATAGATCGCTGGCGTTTTCAAACTTGGGGTTTGCGCCGTGCGATGACCGCTGTTGCCAAAAGCGGTTGCCCGCCACGAATTTGCCCGTAGCAGGATCCTTGCCTGTGGATGTTGGCGTTCTGGGTTCGGGCATTTTTATCATGCGTCAAATATAGCGCGGGTAATTATGGATGACAAGCCATCATAGCTTGACCCCCCTTTTGCGCGGCGTTGTGCATGGCACGCCCTTAACCGCGAATGCCAACATGCAGTCAGTGGTACGCTTGTCGGGGTCGATACCAGCCATGCGGAGCACGTCCCTACCATCCCCGCGAGTTTTGCCCACAGTGTCAGGGTTTTTAGCGCCCGGCCTTTGTTCTTTTTGGGTTCCCTTGAGGCATGGCGAATTGCATCATTGAGTGATGTTAATGCCACGGCAGACCACATGTCCCGCATGCGTGCTGCCTGGTCTGCGTTATCAGTCATCACCAACCCCCCATCAGAATGGCATGCACGCGCTCCATGTCCGGCTCAGGCTCTAACAACAGCCGGACGGCCTCGGACAGCGCGTCCCGCTGCTCTGTGACCTCGGACAGCGCGTCTGACAGCGCGTTCCGCTCCGTCTCAAGCGCGTCATGATCGTCAGGATCAACCGCCTCGTCCTGCCAGCGGCGCAGCATGTCCAGTTCATCCCACACCCAATCCAGAGACGGCCAGCGTTCACGGTGATGTGACGTGTCGTCGTAGTTCAGGCGGGCCAATGCGGCCAGGCTGTCAAATCCGTTATGGGGCATCTGCATTACGACACCCGCTCAGCACGAGCACCACGGGCCCAGTATTGCGTGCCCTGCACTCTCCTGGCAGGATACCATCCGGCAGCCTTGAGATATTTGGCCATGCTCATTGAAAGCGATTTGTTTGGGGGACGATTTCCAAACAGCACGTCAGCAACATGTGCAGCCGTGACGAGGCCTTCCTGACCGCGCAGCCAATGCCGAACGCGGAGTTCGTCCATGTTCAGTGGAGGGGCTGATGGCGGATAAGTAGAAGGATCGTCCAAGGTTCGTTTGGCATTTTCCAATGCGCGGAGCGCAGCCTTGTGAGCATCACGCAGATCATCACAGACATTTTCAAGTGCGATGTAGTCTATGTTGCCCTCGACGGGAATTTGGCGTATTGAGTTTGACATCTGGCGAAGTTCCTTTTCGCTGGTATGGGCGCGTCGAGGTGTGATGACCTCCGCGCCCGCTTCTTTTACCCCAGGCCGCCATCGTTGTCAAGCAGTGCCACTCGTTTACAACTTTAACGGGTGGCCTCACGGGTGGCCTCGCTAACCCATTGATTTATAAGGCTGGATGTCATTGTGTATCCTTGTGGCACTTGTTTCCTATAGAGGGCTGCCATTAAAAAAATGCATCTGTTACCATTCTGTAAATTATAGTAATTGTAAACTACCCTCATTCTTCTTTCTGTCCAGAACTCTATAAGTAGGTGGCACAAGGATACACAATGACATCCAGCCTTACAAATCAAAGACTTACCGAGGCCACCCGTTTTTGAGCCAGTGTTACCATGATACACCAAACCAAAGAAAAAGCCCCGCCACAATTTAACGGGGCGGGGCAGTAATTTAACGGCAATTTAACGGTAATTTAACGGCGCGGCGTCATGGGCATAACGTTCCCCCCGCTTGAAGGGGAAACGTAAGGCTCTGCACCGCGCCCCCTGTCCCATTGCTTTGTGCCTGATACGCGCCTGACAGGACGCCAGCCCGCCGCTTGAAGGTATCGTGCCACCCGCATCGACAGCGACTTGTTGCCGGGCGCGTCTGCAAAGAGCCTTGCGGCCACGCCTTTCGCCGTGACGGGGCCTTCTTGTTCGCGCAGCCATTCCACGACACGGGTCTCGTCGATGTCTACCGACCGGGCAGCTGCCTGTTGCGCCGATAGGGTTGCCGACTCACCCTCATCAAACCACCACGCCGTGCCGCTGTAATACATGTGCAGCGCCTCAGCCCATAGCTGCCCCCTGTCGCGCGCAAGCCCTTCCACATCGACCAGCGCCCCCTCAATCATCTGAAGGGGCCAGAAGCGCCTGTTGCCCGTCTCGTCTGACAGATACTCGTTGCCGTTGACGGTCCCTGCAAAGACGGTCTGCCGCGGATAGGTCTGCGTGACGTGTCCGTAAGACTTGCGGTAGCTGTCGCTGGTGGTGGACAGGAAATTCTTGATGTGTTCGATGTCCTTGCCGCGCATGGCCGACAACTCGCCTATCTCAGCCATCCACTTTCCGCGCAGCCATTCCTTGGCGTCTTTCTGGGTCATGTCCGGCATATCGTTGCCATACCATTGATCACCGACCAGCGCGGCCAGGCCGCTTGATTTCTTCTGCCCCTGACTGCCCGCGATGACCGGCATGGTGTCCACCTTGCATCCCGGCTGCATCACGCGGGCCACAGCACCGATCAGGAATTTCTCACCCACCGCCCTCAGATATTGGGGGTCTTCTGACGCGCATGGAAAGTATATGGTAAACAGCGCTGCGGCCCTGCCGACACCATCCCATTGCAGGCTTTCCAGATACTCCCTGACGGGGTGGAACGTGTTCCCCGCCGCCGCAGCCTGAACACCGTGCCGGACTGTCTCAACCCCTATGGACGGAAACAGATCGCTTTGCATGACTTCCATGACTTTCAGCACGTCGTCGTCAGTCAACTGCCGGGTGTCAGGTCGGCGCAGCCAAACCGCGTCATCGAATAGACTCTTGGCAAACGTGCCGCGCCAACCTTCCTCGCTGCAAAGCACCCGCTTGACGTTGGTCATGTTCGGGACCGGGCCACCGTTCTTGTCCGCGATTAGACCGCGCAGTTCCATCGCAGCTTTTCGACTGTCCGCAACGGCTTCTTTGACGGCTATTTGCATTTTTACTTTGACGCCCTGGTCTTTGCAGTAATCAAACACGGTTTCCCGATCAACCGGTGACAGCCGCGCCACTTCATCGGCCACGGTGTGAACCGATTCATGCGGATTTTCTTGTATCTTGGCACAGATCAGGTCGACTGCACTGTCCGCGCGCGGCGCGCTGGGCATCCCCTGCACAGGCGCGGTCGGCATCATTCCAGATGGCACATGTGACGGTCCGGGC